AAACCTGAGCCAAAGCCAGAACCTAAACCTGAGCCAAAACCTGAGCCAAAGCCAGAACCAAAACCTGAGCCAAAGCCAGAACAACAATCAGCAACACCCGCTGCGCCGCCTGTAAAAAGATTTGAACCATTTAAGGCACCAAAAAGACAAGCAAAAGGATCGGGATCAAGAAAAACACCAGAACCTGTTACAACAACACCAGTAAAACCTCCACCTGAACCAATAAAGTCTGGAGTATCAACCGCAACTAAGGTTGCTGCAGCTGGCGGAGGTATAGTGATTTCTGCATCCGCCATAGCTTCAATGAGAGGTGAACAATCGGTTAAAAGTGTGGATGAAGCATTAGCTATAAAAAATAAAGATGAAATTGTTGGAGGAAAAGTTTCTGTGCCAGCTGGTGTACCTAAACTAGGTGCAGCTACAGCAGACGTAAAAGATTCCACTTCCTATGGACTTTTTGGAATTAATAACATAAGAGGAAAAGATAAAAAAGGCAATATTACACCATCATCAATTGACTCTTTTGTAAGGATGAGTCCTCAGTTGGGACTTCCAACACCAGGAGATAATACAGATCCGGCCGCAACGAAAAAATTCAATGAAGCATGGTGGAAAGTATCTAAAGAAAATCCTCAAGGTATGCTTAAAGCTCAATTGGATTATTTTAAAGAAAGTTTTGAGAATCCAGCAGTAAAGAAAATACAAGATTTACCCGATATTATATCTAAAAATCCGGGTGTACAACTCTACATGACTGATAGAAGAATACAGTATGGTGGAGCTTTACTTAACAGTGCAATAGATTATGCAAAAAAAGCAAAAACACCAGAAGAATTTATAAAATTAATTTCTGAATTTGATAGAAGTCATTTAAGGGTGCAAAATGAAAAAGGTGAACAAGTAGGTATTTTTGCTAAGAATACTTCGGACGATGAATATAAAAAACTTGTAAAAGGATTAAACAATAGAATAGACACCAGAATAAAATTAGCCTTAGCGGAAGCAAAAAATAATGGTGATAAATTAAATCAATCATCACAAGAAAATAAAGACCTGAAAAATAACTTAAATGAAAAGTCACAAGGTTCAAATTCCACTACAAATATTATTCAACAACCATCAAAAAATGACAACAGACCACCAGAAAATGCAAATGACGAAAATGTTCTAAAGAAAAAAGGCCAAGAAAGAAAATAAATGGATAATAAATTAAATTATCAACAAGCCAGAAGAATAAGAGGGCAATCTCTTTCCGATTTATTTGCTGAACAACTTATTGGTGGTTCAGATTTTATTCCAGGATTTAAAAAATCAATTGGGCTTAAAACGCAGGCTCGTATCAAAGGAATAAAAGAGAAATTTGATCCGTTGAATATTGCCAAAACATTGACAGGTGGTTCTCGTATAGGTCCAGCAATACTTGGAAAATTATTAGGTCGTGACAGAAAAGATATTGAATATTTTGCTGGTCGTGCAAGGCCTGTTGGTGATAGAACTAGAAATATGACTGGTGTATCCAAAGGTGATAAGATAGCTGGAATAAAAGCAGGGTTAAGTAAGATATTAAATTTCTTGGAAAAATCAAGAGATACTGATATAAAAATGATAGAAAAAGAAAACAATTTCAAAGAAGAAAAAGAATTTGAAGATAAAAGACGCCACAACGAATTAATGAAAGCGTTGAAATCGCTTATTGGTAAATCAGGATCTAATAAAAATGACGGTGGTAGAAGTTTGATGGACTTCTTTGGTGATATGAAAGATAAATTGAAACAAAGAGCTGTTGATAAAGCAGAACAAAAAGCAGCAGAAAAAGCACTGGCCCAAAAGGCTGAAGAAGCAGCAATTAAATCTGCTACAAAAAATGCTGCTACTGAAGTTGTTAAAGATGCTGCTGTTACTACAGTAGAACAAAAGACTGCCACAAAAGTTGGTGAAGTTTTAGCTAAAGGTGGAGAAAAAGCGGCAATTGAAACTGCTGTGAAAAAATCAGTTACCAGTAAACTTGGCAGTTATTTTATGAAAGATATACCATTTGGTATTGGACTTTTGTTCTCGGTTGGTGCTGGTACAGTTAGAGCTACACAAGGAGATTGGACTGGTGCCGCAGCAGAGTTGGCGGCTGGCGCCGTAGGTGTTGTACCATTTGTTGGTACTGCTGGTGGTATTGCTATTAATGTCAGTTTAATGGCTCGTGATGTTTATAAAGATGTTTTTAAGGTATTTCCGGAGGATGATGATCCTGCACTTAGAAAACAAAGAGCACAATTAATCATGTCTTTTATACAAGCTTCACTTCCTAAAATGGAAGAAGCAACAGCACCAGAAGGAATGGAATTTGACATTGAAGGCAACGTGATTTCTTCACCACAACAACAAATTAAAGATACCTCACCGAGTTCTCCTGTAAAAAATCCTGGAAAATCATCAAATTCAATGTTGCGGGCTATGACATCCGTAACTTCAGAAGCTAATTCTGAAGCAAAACCAATTACTGAATCACCAAAAAGTGAAAAATTAAGTTCTGCGATACAAACAAATAATGATTTGATTTTAGATTCTAAAGTAGCAGAAATTGCACCAATATCAACAACAACAAATGTACAGGCACCAGTAAAGAGTGGAGATGGTTTCAAACCACAACTTGGTTTTGCATCTGTTAGGAATCAGGACGATACACTACAAAGATTGTTGTTAGATTCTACAAGAGTTGTTTAACCAATAAAAAACCCCGCCATAAGCGGGGTCTAAACAAAGTTCTGAGAAAGGAGCTTTTGTTTAATCTTGTGCCAACTTGGCAAAGTATGCCATATCGTCATCATCGGCCATTGCCATATCAGGTTCAGCCGCAGGTTTCTTAGGTGCAGACTTCATCTGTTCGACAGTAGTACGAGTGACAGGTTTCTCGCCATTCAACCCTAGGACCTTTTCCAGACGGTCTTTCAACGCATCATAGGTCTTGAATTCTTTATCAGCAACCAACTCTGATAAAGCGTGTTCAGATTTCCAAACCTTTTCAAGTTCATCATCATCATTCAGCAAAGCTGATGCAGATTCAAATTCGGACTTGTCATAGTTTTGGTAACCCTCAACTTTACGAATCTTCAACTTGAAGTTAGCACCTTTCCACAAATCAAATGGATTAATTGCTTGTTCATCAGCGAACTGAGGATTCATTGCTTCGGTAATCTTATCAAAGATTTTCTTACCGAATTTGAACAACATTACTTTACCTTCATTCTCAGGATGTTTTGGATCGCTGACAATGTACACGTTTGCAATGTAATTCAGTTTACGCTTTTGTTTGCGTACAATTTCTTTGTTAGCTTCAATGCCTGAATTCCACAGAGTAGAATTGTGTTCACACACAGGACATTGTTGGTTCTTAGTTGTCAGACAGTTGTCAATAAGCCAACCGCCTGGTCCCTGGAATCCATGACCAAAGATTTTAACCCAAGGCAAACCATCTTCACCATCGGCTGGTGATGCGGGTAAGAATCGGATTGTTGCCATACCATTCCCTGCTTTGTCAACTTCGGGACGCCAGAATTTCTCTTTGTCAGAGGCACCTTCTGATGAAGCGTTGAGTGCTTCTACGGCTGTTTTGAGTTTGTCCAGATTGCCTGAACTCTTTTTCATTTTTGAAAAATCTACCATTGTATTACCTTTCTAGTATTAACGGAGTATAAAATTTTATTAAACGGATTATCCACATTATTCATAATGAATCTTTATGATAACACAAAATTACTTTTGTGTCAACTTATTTAGGCGGCAATTATTAAAATGCCACCTTTTCATACCATTTTGTGCACCAGATTTATTACAATGTGGACACACAATAGTGGGATGTTTTTTACCAAACATTGGATTTTTTTGTCCAATGTTTGCTTGTTTTATTAACTCTTTAGAATGTTCAGACATTTTGAAACCATACATAGGATGATTTTCACCAAACATACCTAACATTGGCCCTTTAGTTCCGTACAAATGATGATTTTTGCCTTTTATTCCAAATAATGGATTTTTTTCTCCAATATTTGCTTGTCTTATCAATTCTTTGGATTCTTCTGTGTGATTCAATCCGTTGAAAGCAGATTGAATAACTTTGTCTATGTATATTGGTTCTGGTGCCGGTGATGATTTGAATTCAGTATCAAATATTTGGCAAAGTTTCTGACCAAAATTATCCCATTGTTCTTGAGTTTGATATATAATCATGCTGATGCTCCTATAAAGCGTTAGAGTAGGTGGGAACGCCAATTCCGTGACCTACACCTATTTATCCTACTTCAAAGCCAAACTTTCAACATTGCCAGAGTGGCCGGCACATTATTATGCCATATTGCAAGGCCACCTGCTCTACGCCAACCATCAATAACACTTACAGTATCATCAATGATTAGTGCATGAGATTCAGCAAACTGAGGTTTCAGTTGTTTACCTGGAACAAAGTTTTGCTTGAATATAATATTATGATTGTGAAGCCATTCTTGTTTCTGTTCCATAATGGCTTCATGTCGTTTTTGAGATGCAGTAGAGGAAAGAATCTCTGTTGGAATTCCATATTCCAAATAGAGATGTTCCAATGTGTCTATAAGTGCCATAGCATCTGGCATCATATCCAGTGTAGCAAAGCTTCTTGCCTCAATAAACATATCAAAGTTCTTGTTAAATGATTTGGATTTGTCATCACGCTCTGGTAATGTACCAAACATTTCTTCGTATCTTTTATGAAAATCACAGATTACGCCATCCATATCTAAGTAAATTTTTGTAATTTTCATTGACATAATTCTTTAATACTTTCTTTAAGAATAGTTTTAAACTTCTCTTTATCGTACTGAATGAAAGGTTTATATCTCAAACATTTATCTCTATATGTAGGCCATATAATATCATCTGATATCTTTTTGTTCCACATAGGAAAGAAATTCATAATGTCATCAAGTATCACCAATGTTTCAATACAAATTTTGTGTTGCTTTGCACCAAGTAACAATGCAGGATATCCATTAGATGGTACTTTGATAAGTTCATCTGGATTATCCGCCTGTTCTAAGATACGTATTATATCTTGTTCAAACTCATATGTCAAGCGCTGGTTTCTTTTTTGACATTCTTTGTAGTTTTCTTCGCCTTCGGCATTCGCAATATCACCAACCCAATTCACATCTTTTACCAAAAAATTGGCAACATAAAAGTCCCTTAGGTCTTGTAGGTTGTATTTTCTGGAAAGGCGATAGAAAGTATATTTGTCCTTTCGGTTGGCAAAAGTATCCTTTGAGATATTGGTTTTACCGCCATACTTAAAATAATCATAACTATCAGAGGTAAAATGTAATTTGATTGCATTGAATAAAGCAAAGGCTGAAAAGCCCGACCCTTCCTCAAAAGTAAAACTCATAGTGGCAATTTAGAACTTTTCTTCATTAAGTTTAAATCTTCGGCTTCTTCTCTAATCTTGGCTTTTAATGCCGGTGATACCAAAGAAGATGCCACATCAATTTCCATTCCTGTGGTTTCACAGTGATGCACAATGGCATCCATATGTGTAGTACCAAGCGTGTATGATAGTTTGTCTATCATTTCACTAAATTCACTTATCTCATTTTTTGTAGGCATCTCAAACTCTCGTATAGAACAAATGGTTCCCAATCTTAGCAACATACTTTAATTTCCATCGTGGATTTACCGAGGTATTATGATAGTACATTGCTTGCGTTCTGTAGATTGTATCATGTAATTTGTTTTCTGTCAAGGCCTTTCTGGCCACCATTAGGCATTCTTCCCATGCATACTTGTTTCTGATTTCGCTGACCTTTTCACCAACCCAACTGAATTGGTATGTACTGCCTGTTTTTTGGTAGACCACTTCACAAATGGTCGAGGGGAATTTGGAACTATTTGCACGGTTCATTGTTACCTGTGCTACTGCAAGTTTACCTTCATATGATTCTGTTGCAGCTTCATAGTAGAGGTTTTTGGCCATGCAAAGTACTTGCTTGCCGATATCTTGTGCTACGGATTGTTCGTAGGAAAATGTTTGTTCTTGTGCCGATAGTGGCAGAATCATTGTGATAGAAATAACAATAGATGATAGAAATTTCATCTGTACTCCTTATGTGTGTAAAAGGGGGAAACCCCCTTAGACCCTCAGGCAGTTTTTCTGGTGACCTTGACTTCAGGTGCCGTGGAAATATTAGACACAAATCCATTCAAGGTTTGAGCCTTGTTGATAATATCAGTTTCTGAGGGGATTGTTGGCAGTGCCGGATGTTCAGGTGGTATTTCACCTTTGGCTTTTGCCGTTTCGCATTTGATGTGCCAGTCTTGTTGTAGACGGTCTCTGTCTGCGTGGTAGGAATCATATAGCATATCTCTTGCCATCTTTAACAATTCCAACCTTATTTCAAACGGGGATAGATTTCCCATAATTTTTCTCCTGTGATGTGTAAGTGTAGCGGTGGTTTTTTAAATGGGTTCCACCGAACCCATATACTTATTTATCCAATTAGAAACTACGTGTGTAGTAAATTCCTTTTGTGTTGTACTCAGATGATACTGAATCATTACGGCGTTCCAATTTGTATGCAACGCTGATGTTATCATTCTTGGTGATGTTGTAACCAAGAGCGATTGTTTGTTCATCAGTGTTGTATGCATTGGTGTCGCTCTCTGCCCAATCTGAACGGCGGCGATAACCATAACGTACACCGAAATCACCCATCTTAGCTTTAACACCGGCTTCTGCTACCCAAATGTTGAAGTCGATAGTTGCTTTGTTTTTATGACCAACTGCACCTGCAACATATGGTGTGAACATAGTGCCTGTTGCGATATCATAACTAACTTTAACTTGTGCAAGACCTTCTTGCTTTTGTGAAGTGCTTTCAACACGTTCATCTTCCATACGTGCTTCAACAGTGAAACCATTGTCAAATTTTTGACCAACGTTCAAACCATAAACATAGTTTGTTTGGTCTGCATTTTGTTTGTCTTTTACATCATAAGTGATGCCGACATAAGGACCTGTTGCTGATGCCATACCGAATACAGAGGCTAGGATTGTTGCTAGAACTACTTTTTTCAATTAAAACTCCTTGTTGTTAATAAAATGATGGGTTTCTTTTAGAGTAAACCCACCAAAACTCTTTAACGATTGGCGATGTACATAGTGATTTCAAAACCAAAACGCATATCGCTTGCTGCAGGTGTAGACCATTTCATATTAGTTCTCCTATAATGTCACAACGAAATGTTGCAACTGGATTATATATGGAGTCTTATACAAATGTCAAGCAGCGAAAATCATTATTCTGTGGTAGTTTAATTCTGTTACGAGGATAAACTACCAAAAACCCTAGTCAGCGTTTAGGCTGCCAATGCGTAACTTTCGTCATTTGCATTTACTTTGTTTTAGTTTTTACATCTTCTCTGATGAGTTGTCCACTTCTATACTATTTACCCTGTCGAAACTATGCACCCCCATCAGAAGCATTCTCACGGTTTATCTTCCCGTTCCCAACTCCATGGACAAGAACACTTCTGGTGGAGGTGGGGGGATTCGCACCCCCGTCCAGAATACATTTCTAGTTGCTTCGTACAACCATAGGTTCACATTATACATTAGATTATTTAATTTGGCAAGACTTATTTAAAGTTTACCAAATTATTTTGATTTTAAAGCCATATCAATCATGGCTTGGTCCTGTGAAATATGGTAATTTTCTTGACCATATGCTTTGAAGTATGGATATGACCAACGCATAACTCCATTTTTTGAAAACATTAATTTATAGGCATTGACCCATGTGGACAATTTAAAGAATCCACCCATACGCCAGACGTTATGCATGGTTTGACGGAAACAATCAATTATTGTCACAGTGTATATGATTTTCATCCACTTAATACGCCACTCATCTGAACCGCCTAAATCACGGTACAAGTCAATAGCGATTTCTCTATGACCGAGTTCTTCATTGGCATGCCAAAGCCAAAGATTTCTGGTTTCTTTTGGTGCGTTCTCAAGTATATGTTTGTTAATCAAGAGCCAAGCACCTAATACAGTTGTCAAATGTTCTGTTGCCGCAACAGAAGCAGAATAATGCCTAACATCTCTATCATCCATTTTGGCAATTCTTTTTTCTGCCCAAGCACCCCAGAGGTTTACAAAGTTAAACTCAGAACAAATTTTTTCATTGTATATAGTGTGCGCTCTGCTGTGAGTTTGTTCTTCTTTATAAAACCTGTTTACTTCAGATCCCCATTTTTCTTTTAAATCATCAGGTAACGATGCATGACTTCGTTTGATTGATTCAATGAAGAAATCTTCACCAACAGGAAAACTCATAGAAAGAGCGCCCATAAATGCGGTTACAAAAGAATCAGGTTTACCCCAATCAAGCGGTTGACCGTCATTAAAAGTTGCCATATTTAATTGTTATACGTTTGGTGTGATTGTGAATGGATTTTGAATTTCTTCTGAAATCCAAGTTGTATGTCCCAATTCATTGGACAACTCTCTGCAAACAGTTATTTTATAACACTCAACAATTTGATTTGCAATATCTGTCATAAGTGTTTTTGCTTCTGCCTCGGTCTCGCATAATGTATGCGATCCTGTCAGTGGATTAAATACTTGATACTTCCCCATTGTGAATACCTTTCCAACATAACGTACAAATTTTTCGGTTTTTCTTTGCTCAAGATACCATGTCAAATCTTTTTGTAATTTGTTCTTAAGCATATAAATAAGAACTTCACTTTCCGGTTTACCCCAATTTCCATCTATAGTGTGATAGTGGTCGTCAGGCTCTCCGTTATTTATTGCTGGATCATAATTTTTACAGTCAGGTCTATCAAGACTTAAACCACACGACCCAAGATATAAATGCAATTCTTTAGTCTGTAAAACTTCGCCATCTTCGTTTATTCGTTCTGTCATCCTATTGCTCCATAAATTCTTGTTGTATCTCCACCAACCCATGTAACTGTATGACCGTTGAGATAAACAGCATATCCACCAGCACCGGCAGGCCATGATTCACTGGCAAATCCTCCAGCTGCACCCCAACCACCTCCGCCACCGCAAGCTCCACCAGTATAGGCAGTTCCACCAACACTGTTACCACTTCCGCCAGCTCCACCAGTGCCACCACCACCACCTGCGCCGCCTGCACCGGGGAATATTCTACCTCCGCTGCCGCCGTATCCACTGCTAGTGCTGAGTGATTTGCCGCTGCCTGAGGATATGTAACCTCCTCCACCACCACCAGCACCTCCTCCTCCGCCGCCGGTGACAGTGCCTGCGGCACCTGAAACAGTTGCTCCTGTTTGGCCTGGTTCACCTGGTCCACCACCCGCTAAAACTGTGAAGCCGCTTTGCATCGTACCACCACCACCAGCACCACCACCTCCGTAGGTTGCACCGCTGCCACCGCCACCGCCACCGCCAATATAGGCAGAAGCATTGGTGTTATCTATTGTGGTGTTAAAACCAAGTGAGAGAGCAGGTCCACCTGAGCCTGAGGCTTGATTTACTATAACAGTACCACCCATACCTGCTATGTAACCATTATTTACAATCTTAACTGTATCTCCTGCTGTACCTCCAGATAACGATAGTGCAGGTGTTCCTGTGCTCGTTGAGTAAACATAAATTCCAGAATTTATAGTAACTACAACATCACTAAGTCCTGCAATATATCCAGAAATAGAGGCTACATTTAATGAAGCATTTGTTGTATTGCTAGCGAAAATATAAGATACAGCCGGTCTATAACTTTTACCACGACCAGTATTCATATCAATTGCACCACTGGCTTGGCCGAATACTGTACGCACCAATGTATCATTTAAACTGACTTGTGCAGTCGGTGACACCAATATTTCAGTATTGATATCCTTAAACGATATTGCACCTGATGATGGTAATGCCATTTATTTTTGTTCTTTATAAAATTGAATTGCTTTTACTAGACCATCTATGTGGTCTTCCGTTTTTTCAATAAACAAAGCAGGTGGTTCGTTATCAATCGCCATAATAGTCACCAGCTGATTGATAGGTTCACCAACTAATTCTTCATACATCAACGAATATGCTGTTTCTTGCCAGAAATAATCTAAAATATCATCACGTTGCTTAATTCGTTTAGAGGTCTTAAAGTCAATGACTGAAAGAATACCATCAAACTCAGCAATACAGTCAACACGACCAGCAAGTCCTAATTGTTCGGACCATAGTGCCTGTTCCTGATAATGTATATTGTCAATTCTGTCAAGTAATGGTACCAAAGCAATAAACATCTCTTTGGCATCCGGCATAATGTCACCTAACTTATCGTTATTTAGGTATCTTTCACACAGAGTATGAACATTAGTACCACGGGAACTAGCCTGCCTTGAGATTTTGTTGGCCACTTCTTCACCCACACGTTTACGCCAAGCTATAATAGATGCCTTTTTTTGAGCACCGATGACTGTGGTTACAGATGGTAGTTTGTTTCCTGATGGTGTTACATAGTAACGTTTGCCATCAGGGAATGTTTGTGAAGTTAAGTCTGGTAATACTTTAGGTGGACAGTAATTGAACATAATATACTCATAGTTAAATCTATATTTATTTAAAGAATGGACCGACCATCCAAGTGACAACAGAACATCTTTGACCTTCTTCCACATCTTCTACGCCATGCATAATAAACGATGGAAAGACTATTACAGTGCCTTTTTTCTGTGGTGGATAGTATTTCTCATGACCATTCATCAAGTAAAATTTACCGCCTTTGTAATCATCATTCAAAAATGCAAGCACAGTAAGTTTTCTTGTTTCGTCAGAATGTTGTAAGAATGTATCAACGTGAGAAACATATCTACCACCTGCAGGATAGATTAAAAACTCTGCTTGATTGGCATGAGTGATAATAAATTTCCATGCAGCCTGATTGGCAGCCAGACCTGCAGCAGCCAAACGACCACCAATGTCTTTATATGTTGGTAACATTACACGTTCTACATTACGAATTTCTTTGTTGACTGTACCTGTACCAGAACCAATCACCGGTGGTTCTTTTGGTACTGCATCTTTGGTGTATAGTTTAATCAACATATCACAAGCATCAGGTGTAAGTATATCAGTAAATACCCATTCACGCAACTCCTGTGGTCCAGGTAAATTCAAACCAGGTCTTTTATCAAACTTCCATTCTGCATGAGGACCATTGGCGTCAACATAATGTAAGAAAACCTGTGCTTGCCATTTACCTTCTTTATATTTTTTACGCCAATGATGCACCTCACATCCACGATAAAGTACTGCATCACCAACTTTCATTTTGATTTTATTCTTTACGGTCTTATCTTCATTACCCATAAAGATTGGCCATACTTCACCCTCAAAACCAAGCGTAACAGTGGCGGATATTTCGCATGATGGTCTATCAGTATGGTTTTTTAATTCATCACCAGGAGCATACAACCGAGCATATGAATATGTTGGGTGTAGTTTCTTACCTGATGCTGCTTCAAAGTGTGGTAATAAATCAACAAGTAATTTATCAAAAGCCATGGAACCATGCACGGCTTCAGATAATGGACACTGAGGGTCTTTTGTTGTTTGTTGTTCTTTGACCAATACTTTTAAGGCCTCTGTCAATTCATGGCAAGATTCAACTGCAAGAAAGTCCTGCAAATGTACATATCTATTTTTTTCAAATAATTCCACTGTATTCATAATAATCCTCGTTTAATAATTAAGTTTGTTCTGGTATTGGTTTGATTGTTTGGTCTGCTGGATCATACCAGAATTGGTCTGCAACTACATCATCTGCACAATCAACCCAAAAAAGTGGTTGTGTAACTTCAAATTCTTGTTCTTCAACTTGTGCAACACGGTATCCAGTTATTCTTGGTTCCATTGGTGAAATTAATGCTTCTTTCATTTTAATAAAATTCCTCTATAACAATAATTCCAGAACCACCACCACCTGTTGAGCTAATACCGGGAGAAGACTCGCCTGCCCCGCCACTGCCATATTGACCAGAATTTATTGTTGGAGAATTTGGACTGGAATTACCACCGCCATCAAAAAATGAAGCGCCCCCCGTACCTCCAACAGAGTTTGTAAATCCAAGGCCTCCTTGCGTACCAGGGCCACCTCTCATGTTAATTTGAC